GTGCGAGTGGAGGGCTTCGATCCCTCAAACCTTTCGGCGGCAGATTTTAAGTCTGCTGTGTTTACCAATTTCACCACACTCGCGTCTTGCACATTATTATATCAGCTTTTGATACTAAGTCAAGCAATGTTACAATTTATTTTATCAGTGAGTCTGTCTCCAGTTTGCACCAATCTTATATTCACCGTCTAGAGGACACCGAAGTTTGAAGTGCTCTCCTGCCTCGATGATTGACATTCTAGCAGCTTTGCCTACTTCTTCAGCGATTTCCTTAGGGCACTCCATCTGAAACTCATCGTGAACATTAGCGACATACTTCACAGGCCACTTATTAGCCTTCCGTTTGTCATCAAAGATCACTAGAGCCTTCTTCATCACGATTGCCCCTGCTCCTTGGAGGAGCGAATTGAGGGCAGCGTGTTCTGAGCGAACCCAAATACGTCTCCCATCAAGTCCGGGAACCCACCCTTTTGAGGCTTGCTTTCCGACTCTTTCGATGAGCCTTGCAAGTGATGGTGTTTGTCGCAGAAACTTTGATTTAAGTTCTTTACCAACTTTAGCAGTTCCTCCAACGATACTTCCAATCTTTGCATCGCCAGCTCCGTAGAGAAAGGCATAGATGAATGTCTTTGCATTATCTCTAGAAGCGAGTCCCGCTGCTCTTTGGTTAACTGTATGAACATCCGTTCCATCTTTAGATGATCCCTCACAGACAGTTCTGACATAATCATTATCCTTCATATAGTGAGCCAACATACGAAGCTCCAGACCTGAAGCATCGCAACCTACCAACACATTACCTTCTTCAACAGTCCAGCATTCACGGCACTCAGGCCCATAGATGCTACCTGCATTAGGAATCTGAGCCATGTTAGGACTAGAGTGAGTCATCCTGCCGGTGACCGCGCCGTTGGTAATAACTTTCCCATGAACCCTGCCATCCTCGCCTACAGCTTCCATCCATGACTCGATCTGACTGATACGCTTGTTCAGCATCAGATACTCAGCAATGACCTGAGCCTCTGGAATCTTGATGCCTGCTAACACAGTCTCGTCAATCTTAGGAATACCCGTCTCGGTGAACTCCTTAGGTTTCCATCCAAGCTCCTTCAGCTTTTCTCCGATTTGTTGTCTACTTCTGGGGTTGAAAGTAACCACGCTGTCCTTGATAGGTCTTCCATGTGTTTTGTGGAACTTAGGGGTGATGACTGGAGGCCATCGTTCTTGCATTCGCTCATATATTGCTGCCACTTTTGACTTGATGTCAGTAAGTAAGCAGGTTGCATAGATTTGGTCAAGTTTAAACCCATTCCTTTCTTGTTCAGCAATGATAGCTGCAACACGATGTTCAAGTTCCAATGACTCCAGACTAAACTGTTTCTCATTAAAGTCATTGACCAGTTTGAGATACAGTTTAGCAGTTACTTCCACATCACGTACGCAATACTCATCAAGAAGCCCGTGATGAGGAAGATCGAAGCATTCACCAGGATACTCTTCACGCCTTCCTTGAAGGACTGTAAAGCCTCTGCCGGAACAATGAGAACACTCTTCTTCGACCAATACATAAGCATCTCCTTCGGCGTCACTATGCCAGAACTTTTTACCTGTTCCCTCACATTCTTGACACTGAACTTCCGTGTCTCCCAGCCAGCACCATACTTTCGCATAGTCAATCTTCGGAAATCCAAGAGTCTGTCCCCACGCTTCGAGGCTGTGCCCGTTCTCTCGTGAAGGATCGAGTAGCCTGCTTACTATCAACGTATCGAACACTTGACTCAAACGAATCTTCGTCTTCCATAAGCGATTCAATACTGGTGCATCGAAACTTATGCCGTTGTGCATGACTATCAACGACACGTCCTTTAAATACTCCCGCAGGTTGTCGGCTGCTTTCCATAGATTTACTTCTCCAGTGTCAATGTCTTTTGTTACAACAACATGAATCTTGTCATGTGCTAGGTTTGTCTCGATGTCTAGAACGATTCGCATACAGTTCTTCGTCTGTGGTTAAAGGAGATAGATAATCACAACCATCCATCTTTCGAGGGGATTCCATGAAGTAACTTTGACGATACGGATTAGGCTTTGCCTGTGCTCGGTAGCATCTCTCAAAGTCAGGACAGGAGTAGTCGTTACACATCGTGCAATCAGGCATGTCTTTCCTTACTTTAAGTTTAGCCACAATCCGACCTGTGCAAATGCGTATCCACACCAGATCATCCCGTTAGAGATTTCTCCCTTGCTCCATTGTAGCACACCCACGATCAGGTAGCCTACTCCGGTGGCTCCTACGATCAAATGTTCCAGTGTCATCTTTATCCTTTCTTATGCAGATAAGTCAATAATTTTCGCATATATTCCGCCTCTGCATAATCAATACACACATAATTCTCTTGGTTAGCAGAACTGTAAGAAGGAAAATAAAAGATATACCCATTTTCAGTATCTTTTACAGAACTAAGAAGACCAACATCTGAACAATAACCTTTACCTGCCATCAAACAAAGGGTATCTTCTGAGCCAGTAGTGACATACTCTTCTGTTCCGTCTCCTTCATCAAACAATTCACCTGCGATTAATTCTTTGACTCGTGCTGACAGCACATTGAGCTGATCTAAAACTTCATTTGGTGTCATACTTACCTTTCAACGTATCTTTATCAGCTCCTGACAGCTCTCGCATAGTCTCAAGCAGCTTTCCAAGAGGCTCCAGCATCATAACACGACAGCAGCTCACTCCAATAGGATGGAAGAGATAACCACTGTCGCTTTCTTCTACACGATTGAGGTACTTATTAAAGAACTCTTTAACAGCTTCTTTAAGTTTTTCATCATCAGTCATTCTCTTGCTCCTTCAACGGTTCCTCTTTCAAAGGCTTACCAATAGGTTCTTCCACCACCTTCTTGCCAAAGATACGATCCCAGTTATCTCGAATCTTCTCAGCGTCTTCGTTGCGCCTAGATGACCCTTTACCGCCATGCCATTGACTCATAGAGCCTCCTCTTCCACTTCAATCATACGTCCAGTATACCCATTATACTGCAACTTGCAAGCAGGCCCAGTGTCCCCTGAAAAGCGATTCTTAGCCACTGCAATCTTGGTCAAGTGTCGCTCCTCTTCGTTCTCGGCCATACTGTTACGCTCCAGCGTGATCACGGCATCGCTCAGTTGTACAATGGCTCCAGAGCCTCGTAACTGTGACAATGACACACTACCTCCGTCCTCGTGTCCTTGGTTGCCCTGAGGACGTTTAAGGTGGCTCACACAGATCAGAGTGATGTTCAACTCTTGCACCAGTGTGCGGAGCTTGGTCATCATGTTATCAATAGCTTTACGCTCATCTCCTAAGTCCTGACCTGAGACAACAATGCTAATGTGATCGAGAAAAATAACGCGACAATCACAAGCCTTCGCCATATAGCGAATTCGGTTTGAGATGTTATCGACATCAGAACTACCGAAATGGTCAAACAAATAAATGCGATTAGAGCCAAGAGTAGCATCAAAAGCCTCCTTCAATTCCTGTTCAGTTGTTGGTGTATCCGGCAAGTGTAACAGTTTGTTAGCATGAAGACTCATAATACTTCGCGCTGTCTTACGAGTAGATTCCTCAAGGAAGAGCCCGCCGATGTTCCACTTCGTAGTCTTCAACAGAAAGTATAAGATCTCCCTGAGAAACTGACTCTTACCCAATCCACTGCCTGCGGTGACTGTAATCAACTCAGCAGGTCTGATACCGTACAAGAGCTTATTAAGGCCCTTCCAAGGGTACTGAGCCTCTGCAACTGGCTCTGGTTTGGAGATTTCCTCCCAGAGATCAGCAGCATTAACAATACCGTCAGGCACATAAGGAGTAGCCTTCCACCACTCGTTAACAAAGTCCTTAGTCGCTCCTGCAATCAGATAGTCACAAGCATCCTTGTGCCCACTCTTGTGTTGCATGATCTTGGCCTTGTTACCGAACAGTTCAGCAACTTCCTTAGCAGCCTTCTTCCCCGGCTCATCAGCATCAAAGCAGATAACAATGGAGTCGAAGCTATTGAGCCACTCATACTGGGCCTTACAGTCCTTCAGAGCAGCCTGAGCACCGTTACGAATGCTTACTGTAGGGTAGAGAGACCCTTGCATCTGGAAAGCTGCGAGAGCGTCAAGCTCTCCCTCTGTGATGGTGACAGCTTTTCCTCCAGAGTGAAAGAGAGACTGACCGAATAGTGTAGCTCCCTTGAAGTCTCCGGTGATGGAGAATGCCTTTGTAGGAACATTGCGTTGTTTAACAGCCGTTCTAACTCCGTCTCCGTCAGTGTAAGGATAATACTGGTTGTCTCCATCGGTAGTTACTCCATACTTTTCACAAGTTGCCTGACTGATTCCTCGATCAGGGATTGATTTAAATGTACCTTTTACTTGCATTGGTGTCACGTTTTTACGTGCTGTGTTGTTTCTGATAACTGATAGCTCCTCTGACTCATCATCTGAGGGCTTGAACGCTTGGCATACGTGGCAGTATTCATGGCCATCGTCATAGAGACTGTTGCCGTCTGAGCTACCACAGTGTTCACAGGCGATATGCCTGAGAAACTTGCTTGTCATGTATTCTTCTCCTTAAGCTTGGCTTCGACGGCGCGGGCAAAACTGCCACGGTCAAACCATTCGTTGCCGTTCTTGGCAAACTTTTCGTGTTTGCTACCTTCTCCATAAATTTCCTCATCCGTCAGCCCAACCCAAACGGCTGGCTGCTTACGCAACTCCGTTGCTGGCTCTACGTCCGTACCGGACTGAAGGACTTGGCACAGGGCGGTGATGGCATTGTCAACATCGGCGGAAAAGAATGGGTTGGGCGACTCAATAGCAACGCCGTTTGCAATGTTGTTGCGAATCAATCCCCGGCACATTTTCAACGCCTCCAGCGCCTGCCGTATTGCGGCTTGTTGTTCTGGTGTCATTTGCTTTCTCCTGTTGCTTGTCGTAAAGCGGCTTCTTGCGCCAGTAACTTTGCCATCTCAGGGCCATACAAATGCGTTGTTCTGACGATGTGCGCGATCTCTTCCAAAAGTGTTTGTGCATTTTTCTCTGGAAAGTATCCTCCGCAATCACATTCTCCAGCAGGATAGGCAGGTTCGCTATGAACAGCGCAATCAGACCAATGCTTTGGAGTCTGCACAGGAATACACCCATGCACTGAGCAGTGAGCCACTGTTTCGCATTCTCGGCATATGTTGTGTGTCATAAAACATCCTTATGTTGTGAACGGATCTCTTTCTCGTTCCAGCACAGATCTGCATAAATCTTAATCCAATCACCTTCACTCAACAAGTCATTGACCTTGACGCAATACTTAGCCCCTTGAGTCTCTACAGAGGGCAACAGAGCGTGAATAACCATGCTATCCCAGTCGGGCTCATCGTCACCATACCAATTGAACTCAATGGTAATCGGACAATCATTCAATGTCATGTTATGGACTAAAGTGTTCATTTAAGTACAACCTTTACGAAAGTTAAGACAACCAAACAAAGAGAGACAATCATTTATTATCCTTGTTTTGCTTGATCCTGTCAATGGCTTGTTCAATGTCCATCATGATATTGTTGTAACCATTTGTAACAATCAGATTAGCCACATCGTCAACGACAGACCAATACCAGCATTCAAACTTCATCAGCTCATAGTCTTGTTGATCTTGCTCATCATACATTTCAATGGATAGAGTGCCCATGATAACTCCAGTTAGTGAAAGTTGTTAACAATTATAGACATATCTAACATTTGTGTTGTTAGATGTCGAACTAATGTTACATATATAGGACTTTAAAGGATTTTAAAGTACTTATACGCACTTCAATGCATAGATGTCTCTTTATAAGTACTTATTATAAGTAACTGTTAGTAGGTTAACATCTATGTAATGTCCTAGTCCTATATAGTATATTATACCCGATCCTCAATCGTTGTCAAGATCTAAAGTGTAACAGTTTGTAACATCATCAATGTCCACGTTGTTGGCTTCGCTGTCCTCAAATGGGTCAGCTTCAACAATGACACCCTCGGGCAACTTTGTCGGAATACTGGGAATGTCCTTCAAACACCCATCACACATGTCCAAGAATTCATTGGTGATGGCATGACGGCGGATAGACTCGTGGTCTTTCAAGTTTTTATCACAAACGATACAACGCATTTTAAGCTCCTTTTGTTGTCTACCTAGGCAATGCCCTTAGACGGTTGATTTGATGGCTTTGTAGGCCGTTTAAAGCCCTTTAACGGGCCTTTCGTGATGGCAGGATTAGTTCAATTAACCAATGTATCAAAGTAACCTCCAATGATGTAAGTTAAAAGAACTACACATAAGACAACCCAGTGTTTATTGGTTTTCATAGTCATTCGCTCCCTTTGGGTTCTCATATTCAATCCTCACCATATCCTCAATGTCAAGGATTATCTGGTAGTCAACAATGTCTTTGACGTCACTGTCAATGCCCTCGATGTACAGGTCAGTGCATGAGACAATCAAAGGCAGGGTTTCAATAGACTGTACTTCACAAAGCCCGTAGAAGTCAAAGCCCTTAAGCTTGTAACTAAATTGTTTTAGTTTAGTCATTCTGTAACCCCAAAGTTAAAATCAATCAATTGACAAAACAGGCGGTATTGTTCTAAATGTTCTTTATTGTCTTTATGAGTCTTCTCAATAGCTTCCGAAAATTCTTTTACAGTACCGCTAAAGCACCCACAATTCACACGTATTCCGATTTTAGAATCCCTATAGGCAGTAGTAAACCTACCCGAAGATTTTGAAGGTCCGATAACTAGATAATCTGAAAATTTTTCAATAATTCCGTGACCGGACACCAGTGCATTTCCGAACACCTGTGCATCTCCGGTCACCAGTGCATTTCCGTACACCTGTGCATTTCCGAACACCTGTGCATCTCCGGTCACCAGTGCATTTCCGTACACCTGTGCATTTCCGAACACCTGTGCATTTCCGGAAACCTGTGCATTTCCGAACACCTGTGCATTATCGAACATCCGTGCATTATCGAACACCCGTGCATTATCGGACACCCGTGCATCTCCAAAAATGTGTTTACCTTTTACATTAAAAACAGTCATATCAACGCCTCTTTAAATTGGTTTAAATCAATGGTTTGTTTTGTAGGCTTATGCTGACCTTTATCAGCCTGCAAAGCCTTAGATTCTGGTGTTTGTTGGCCGTTAACGGACGGAAAAGGCCACATTAGCACAACTCCTTTGGAATTTCAACTTCATCACCGATCTTACTGACAACGTAGCAACGCATGGCGGCGATAAGTGGGGCTGTGGCTTGAATGCCAATTTGACCCGGTTTGTAGATCGACACCCAGTTACCCTTACTGTTTCGCAATAAGTAAATCTGCTCCCGCTCAATAATCGGCCCGCCATCCGACCAGTCAGTGGATGGATGAAAAGAATCTAAAAATTCTTTGCTTTCCCAATATGTTCCCGGCTTGAATGTTTGAGCTACTGCCCAATCAAGGGCGGCACCTGTCAGTTCACGTGTTTTAACTTTTATCATTACTTCACCTTCATGAGTTTAAACAGGTTAAGACAATCACCCCTTACCCATCGTGAAGGGTCAACTTCGCCCGTGTCCGGGTCTGTATAAGGTGTTTCTGGTGCGTAATCGTTGCACTCTAGCCAATGTTGGCAGACACCCCGATCAGTGCTACTGAAGGCGACTATACCGCTTGTTCTGAATTTTACTTGATACATCATTTCAAGACCCCTTGGTAGTGATAGCCATTCCAACGTTCAAGACGATCAGGTGTTACCTTGTCATCAGTGCTTAGCTGGGCCTGAGACAATGCCTCGGTGTCAGTATTAGCCCCAATCATTATCCAACCGTATCGGCCGCGGTAACGGTAGCTTATGAGACCTTCAGCGGCCATAGGTTTATCATAATGCATAGACAGCCCCTTAGAATTGCTGGAACAAGAACATACCCTCAGACAACTCGATTGCTTGGGTGTTATCCCAAAGGAATTGCATTACAGCCTCGACGCGGTTGTAATCGTCTTCATCGTCTGCAAAGTCATCCAGATCAATAGAGTATTCACGGGCAACATCTGACCAATGCATCTCAGCCCAATCACAGCAGATTCCCACAATGTCAAACTCTACAGGCTCGCCTGTGCTGTCACTGTAGTCTTCCAAGTAATCGAAGATGGCTTCCAGTGCCTCATACGAGAATTGATCCTTGCGTGATGATTGCTTGAACGCATCGATGAAGGAGGACTTGCTGATTGTTTGAACGATTGCCATGATAAATTACCTTTAAAGTGTTTGCCTGTACATCACAGACGGGATTTCCTGCGTAACGTTGCAGGCCATAGGATTCTAATCTATTAGACTAAAACCCTACAGTCTGTAATGTTACTTGATGAGGACGTCGAAGTAATGCAAAGCCCCAATTGTCAGGGCTAGGCCGATGGCGATGGCGAGTGCGTAGTCTTTCATGGTGTTGCTTTCAAAATTGCTTTTTAGTTTCAAACGATACCAAGACATTTTGGAAATTCTGCGTGTAGTACATGAGAGTGTCCCATGCTTTAGTTTGCTTATAAAGGTGGCCTCACCCACAGGGACAAGGTATCCATCATTGTCAATAACATCCCCTGCCAGACAGTAAGACACCGGATTATCAAAGTGGTCTAACTCTGTGGTGAAGGTAAGTTTTGCTTGTCTATTAATTTCTTTTGAGAGTGTCGTCAGTTTAAGTACCATATCTTGGTGCATTTGTTCAATTCCGTTTTGCATGGTGTTTCCTTTACTTAACCAAAATTCACAAAGCATTGAGCGGCATAGATGGCCTTCGTCTTTTGCATTGGCTTACTAAGCACGATGTTATAGACACCATCTTCATCATGCAAACGGCCTTTGACTGACCAGACCTTGGATCCTTTGAAGCGAGTCAAGAGAGCTTTACGGCTAGTGAATTCACCGCTCACGGTCATCTGTTCAAAGTTAGTATCTTTGTAGCTGCTGATCTGGGTTTCATACAACATGATGTTTGAGTCCTTTAAAATAGCCTGCACCGTGCCTGCTATGTTTTTTATGTAGCAAACACCGTGCCAACTGCTTAGGAATTTCAGCATCACAGGTTATCCACAGGCATTTACAGACACAAATAAATACTTATCCATAGGCAAATAAGTTATTCACAATTCTTAGAGTTATCCACAAGGTGCACTGATCTGGTGCTTTTATGCACCGATAAAGGGATGTTAGTGGATACTATGCACCATGTTGGTGTACTTTGCTTGGCGCTGAAGTAGGCGCTGAAGTCCAGCGTTTAGGGTCCTACGCCGCCTCTCACATCTGCTTAAATATTAGGCACTATCCTCGAAAGTACTTTAACATCCTATGATGGCCATGTGAGTGAGTACTTACTAACATGGACTTGTGTGTACGCTAGCGAACATAGTAGTTAGTTAGCGCTTACTTCATAGGGGGAGGGGTAGGTGATGTGTGAGAACTTTGACGGAGCCCCTGACGCTCACAAAAGAGTAAAATAAGGAATATTACCCGGATAAAACTATGGAGTAAAGAATAAGCTAAGTACTTGACAGGACTGGGAAATATGCTATGCTATAACGCGCCTATAACGTAACTTAATTGGTTGGCTAGCAAAGCTAGCTAAGGACAGGTTAGTGCTTAAAAAGTAGGCAGTTACATTACTTGAAACTTACACTTAAGTAAAGAATGTGTAAAAGATGTAATAAATTGTAACAAAGCTAAGAAAAAGCTTGACAGGATAGACAAAGTGTGGTATAATATTCTTTATAGATTGTGATAGTTCTAACACGTTTGGTGGTACGTGATAGACTAAGACGGAATCTGGACAGTTGATACAACGAATGTATAAGTTAAATATTATAAGATACATACTATAAGTACTTAACTTAGTACATAACATTAACGTTAAGACAACGTATAAGAACTTTAAAGTACTTTAAGTGTGTAAGATTTGTCTATAACCTTTAGGTATGTCTAAAAGAATAAATGGTTTGTCTCCCTTAGAAAGGATAAAGACACATGGAACAAGAAGAACATGAAAAGAAACGTAAAGCTGGAAGACCAAAGAAGTCTGAGCTTACGGAAATAAAAGAGAGTAGAAGTGTTGGCAGGCCTAAAGGTGAAGCGGCCATCATCAATGAATATAAGCTACGTATGCTTAATTCACCTAAGAGTGCTAAGGTACTTGAAGCCATTTACGATGCTGCTCTAAACGATGAACATAAGAATCAAGCTGCTGCATGGAAGCTGATCGTTGATCGTGTCGTACCTATCTCGGCCTTTGAGTCTGCTAAGCAAGGCGGAGGTGCTCCTCAGATCTCCATCAACATCACAGGGCTTAACAGTCCTACGGTAAGCACCGATGAGGACATAATTGATGTCTGAACTTAACTTTGCTTTACTGAAATGGCAACAGAGTGTCTTCAAAGACTCTCATCGCTTCAAGGTGGTAGCTGCTGGTCGTCGCTGTGGTAAGTCTAGGCTATCTGCTGTTACGCTACTTATAGAGGCTTTAAACTGCCCTGAAGGGTCAGCAGTGATGTACATTGCGCCTACCCTCGGCATGGCCCGTACGATTATATGGGACTTGCTACATGAGCTTGGTCGTCCAGTTATAAAGGCTAGTCACGTAAATAACCTAGAGATCACTTTGATAAATGGCCGCAAAATTCTTGTACGTGGTGCAGATAACCCAGACGCTTTGCGTGGCGTGTCTTTAACGTATGTCGTTATGGACGAATGTGCTTTCATTAAAGAGGATGTCTGGCAAAAGATCATTCGTGCTGCTTTGTCTGACAAGAAAGGTAGAGCTCTATTCATCTCAACTCCCTCTGGCCGTAACTGGTTCTATGACACTTTCAAGCTAGGCTTGTCTGGTGATGATGAAGAGTGGAAGGCATGGCACTTTACCACTGCTGATAACGAG